CTTTTAACTACTGTCCAGTCAGCGGTACAGGCAGCCAAGGATGCAACGGTATCCTTATGGCAGTCTATCACCTATAAGGATCAGAGTTCAGCGACATACAACACGTCTACTGGGGCGGTAACTCAGACTGCCACGGACTATTCAGTAAAGGCTTTAATTACAAAGTATGATCAGGAAGATATAGCTGACCATATTCTTGCAACTGATTTAAAAGCAATGCTTCTCGTGGATGAATTAACCCCAACTCCTTCAAAAGATGATACAGTTGTTTACAATTCTGTAGAGTATAGTATTGTTGATTTTCAGCAGGACGTATCTCAGTCACTTTGGTATTTGCAGTTACGATGATTAAGTTCACCACATCAATCAAAAAGATCAACGAGAGTATAAAGAGGGATGCTCACGCTCAGATCAAAGATATTGCGAATGATTTGTTTCGCCGTATTGTGACACGTAATCCTGTAGATACAGGCTTTTCGTCTAGCAATTGGAATATTGGTTATGCTGCGAACTTTAAAACGAGAGGGTCTAAGAAAAGTCCTCCACAGATTGTAAATAAGTTACAGAACACGAAAAAGATACCGTCTAATATGAAATCAATTCATATTAGTAATGGTGTGAATTATATTGAGTATCTTGAGCAAGGTACAGCAACTCAAGCACCAAGACAATTTGTTGCATTGTCTGTAGCGGAAATAAGGGCCAAGCATGGGTCTTGAAGCTGACAGACAGACGATAGAAACTCTATTGAGTAACAATTGGGTTACTACAGATATAGCGTGGGATGGTGTAGACTATACGCCAGTGGCAGGAACGTCTTGGATTAGTTTGACTATCCTGTCTGGAGAAGATCAGTCCTCAACGATGACCAAATATAATCAAATTGGTTTATTGGTGATTCAGATCTTCACACCAGAACATACCGGATCAGCAACAGCCAGAGGGTACGCTGATACACTGTCTGGTATTTTCCGTAATGCGGTGCAAAGCGGGATTAACTTTAAGTTGCCGACTACCACAAGGGTTGGCATTAGTAACGGTTGGTATCAGATGAATGTTTCTGTGCCTTACCATAGGTTATCAAGTTTGTAATTACGGAGAAATAAGATGGCACAGATTCAAGGTAGCGAAGGGTCAATCACTTTTGCATCGGGCGCGGCTGGAGAGCTTCGCAGTTTTTCAATTGATATGTCTGCTGAAACATATCAAACGACATTTCCAACAATGAATACTCCAGCTCCAGCATTAACTTATGCTGCTGGATCTACTTCATGGAGTGGTTCTGCTGATATTTATTATGATACAGCAGACGCAGGTTTTGGATTTGCTCAAATAGATGATGCCTCCCTGAACTGGGAAGGTGTTTCGGGTACGTTGGTAGCTGTTCTTGACGACAGCACCACTGATGGTCAGGTTTCTGGTACAGTGATTATTACTGGAGTATCTATTTCTTCAGCTCATGATGGAGTTGTTGAAGCTACAGTTTCCTTCCAGGGATCTGGTGAACTTGCATTTGTTGTAGCGGCTTAATTAGGAGAATTGAATGAGTGTATTGGATAACATGACGGCCCATTTTTCCGCAAAGGAGATCAATTCTATTGATGTTCCAGAGTGGGGGGATGATGAGGAGAATCCTTTGAAGGTTTACTATAAGCCTTTCACATTGGCAGAGCAAAAGAAGCTCTATGCGATGGCAAAGGATGACAATATCGAAATGTTAGCCTATACACTCATTCTTAAAGCTCTGGATAGCGAAGGCGACAAGCTATTTACCATGGGCGACAAGTTCGCCTTGATGAATAAGGTAGATCCTTATATACTTGCAAAAGTAGCTGGAAAGATCACTGAGTCAGATGACATAGATGATCACTTGGGAAACTAAAGGCCGACTCAGGACGATATTTTGTTTTGCAGTTGGCTGAACACTTACACAAGTCCACCAGTGAGATTGAACAGTGGTCAATCAGTGAATTAAACGAGTGGGCGGCATATTTTCAGTTGAAGGCAGAGTCTTCAGATAAGTAGGAGACTATTGTGGCAACTGAAGTCGGTATTGATGTAGAGATTGAGATTGGGAAGGCTCTCAGCAATCTCAATAAACTTCTGTCTGGTGTTAAAAAGATAGAGGCAGTTGGTAAAAAGTCTATCGGTGAAGGCATCGATAAGCCATTCAAGAATGCTGAGACCGCAATTGCCAGTGCAAGGCGACAGGCGTTCACATTCGCTGCGTCTGCGCGAAGAATTGGTGAGGGAGGGAAGAAGTCTGCTACTCATGTAATCGCTGCTTATAACAAGCTATCTAATGAGTTAAACAAGTCTGATGTTACTGCGAAACAAGCTCGTAGGTCGATGGATGCCTTCAATGACTCAATGGCTGCTGGACGGATTTCTGCTGCTGATTTACGGAAAGCTCTTGCAGATAAAAACAAG